AGTTGTAACTTCAGGTGGAACAGCTTTAGCTGATGTTGTAAGTGCTCTTAACGGAGCAAGTATTGCCGGTGTAACTTCAGCGGTTGTTGATGGTAAATTTGAAATTTACTCAACAGGCGTAGATGTTGTATTAGCAACAAACAGTTCAACATTACTTTCAGAAATTGGTTTAACAGCTGGAACATTTAAAGCACCAGCATTACAAATTACACCGCATACTGACGTACCAGAATTTAAATTGTCTGATACTGCACCAAGACCAACAGGGTCTATTTGGATTAAAACTACACAACCTAACTTAGGTGCTCGTTTTAGAGTTAAGAAATTTAACGGAACGACTAATCTTTGGGAAGATGTTGTAGCACCAATGTACAGTACTAATCATTCAGCATTGTTTAACTTAGACAAAGCTGGTGGCGGAGTTAATCTAGCAGTAGGTACTTTATTTGTTAATTACAATAACGCTGAAGTTAGTCCAATTTTAGCAGATTTTAAAATTCATAGACGTATTTCTACAGGAAACACAACTATTACAAGTGATATAATTGCCGCTCAACTTACAGCGAACACTTATGCATTTAATATCCAAGAGTCTATTGTTGGACAAGAAGCTCTAGGAGCAGATGTAACAGTTAGTGTTACAACTACAGCGGCATCAAGTGATGCTGACGAAATTGCAGGTGCAATTAACTCAGCAGGATTTACTAACGTTGAAGCTTCAGTAGATGCTTCAAATAGAATTGTTATTTCACATAATGATGGTGGTGAATTCCGTATTGAAGATACCGGTGGCGTACTTACCTTAGCTGGATATATAGCTTATGTAGATACTACAACAGGTACACCTAACTTGTATGCGGCGCCAACAGGCGACAGTACACACAGTTTAGTTGCAAGTAACTGGCAAGTATTAACTTATACAGCAGGATCAGATGCACCAACTGCCTTAACAACAGATAACAGATTATGGTACAGTTCAATTGTTGACGAAGTTGACATGATGGTCCACAATGGTACTACTTGGGTAGGATATCAAGATTCGACTAGCCCGTTTTATGCGGTTGCGTCAGCTGATAAAACTGACCCAGCTGGTCCGATTGTAGCGGCAACAGAGCCAACTGTACAATCAGATGGTACTGCACTTAAAAATGGTGACCTTTGGATTTCAACAGCAGATGTTGAAAACTATCCACAAATTTACAAATATAACGGATCTACTTTAAAGTTTGTTTTAATTGATTCAAGTGATCAAACAACTGAAGATGGCGTTTTATTTGCAGATGCACGTTACAATACAGCAGGTGCTAATTCAGATAAAGACGGAACTATTGCGGCACTATTAGTAAGTAACTTTATTGATACTGACGCTCCAGATCCAGCACTATATCCAAAAGGTATGTTGCTTTATAATCTACGTAGAAGTGGTTTTAATGTTAAAAAGTTTGTTCGTAACTATGTTAACACATCTACAGACAATATTAGATTTGGCGACGAATCACAAGATGCCTACTATGCACACCGTTGGGTTACTGAATCAGCTAACCAACCAAATGGTGCAGGTAGCTTTGGACGTAAAGCACAACGTAAAGTTGTTGTACAAGGACTTCAAGCACTAGTAAATAGCAACCAGAAAATTAGAGATGATGAATCAAGGTTGTTTAACTTAATGGCTTGTCCTGGATATCCAGAACTAATTGGTGAAATGGTTACATTAAACTATGATAGAAGCCTAAGTGCATTTATTATAGGTGACTCACCGTTTAGGTTAACACCGGATGCAACTTCACTTAACAACTGGGGCAAAAATACAGCTCTAGCAGTTGAAGATAATGACGATGGGCTTGTTACTTTTGATGAATACTTAGGTGTATTTTATCCAAGTTTATTCACAAGTGACAACGCAGGTAACAACGTAGTTGTTCCACCAAGTCATGCAACATTAAGAACATTTGCATTAAGCGATCAAGTTTCGTTTCCATGGTTTGCACCAGCAGGAACAAGACGTGGTGGCATTACAAACGCAAGTGCGGCAGGTTACATTGACAACGAAGGTGAATTTGTAAGTACTGCACTTAATGAAGGGCAACGTGACACGTTATATAGCAACGCTATTAACCCAATTACGTTCCTAACAGGAGCAGGGTTAGTAATCTTTGGACAAAAGACAAGAGCCAAGAATGCATCGGCACTTGATAGAATTAACGTAGCACGTCTAGTAATTTACTTACGTGGGCAACTTAAAAAACTTGCTAAACCTTATATCTTTGAACCAAATGATAAGATTACGCGAGACGAAATTAAGGCGCAAACTGATACTTTGCTACTTGAACTAGTTGGTCAAAGAGCACTTTATGACTTCTTAGTTGTGTGTGATGAATCAAACAACACTCCAGCTAGAATCGATCGTAATGAGCTTTATTTAGATATTGCCATAGAGCCAGTGAAAGCAGTTGAATTTATTTACATTCCACTAAGGCTTAAAAATACTGGTGAAATAGCGGGACTGTAAAATGATAAATACTATTAACGAGGAGATATTATAATGAGCATTTCGACATTATCAAAACTTACAGTACCTTTAGATTCAAGTGCATCAGCGTCGAATCAAGGGCTGTTAATGCCGAAACTCCAATATCGCTTTAGGGTGACATTGGAAAATTTCGGAGTATCAACGCCAACAACAGAGTTGACTAAACAGGTAGTTGATATAACAAGACCTAACGTGTCTTTTGAACAGATCACCGTAGACGTGTATAACTCTAAAGTATTCCTAGCAGGAAAACATACTTGGGAGCCAATTACACTTAATTTACGTGAAGATGTTTCAAATAACGTACAAAAATTAGTTGGTGAACAACTACAGAAACAATTTGATTTCTTTGAACAATCAAGTGCGGCTTCAGGAAGCGATTACAAATTCGTAACTAGAATTGAAATTTTAGACGGTGGTAATGGTGCAAATGCGGCAGGTGTACTTGAAACATTCGAACTTTATGGTTGTTATTGTGAAAGTGCTAACTACAATACATTAGCATACGCAACAAACGATCCAGTAACAGTTGCATTATCAATTAGATATGATAACGCAATACAAACACCACAAGGTACAGGTATTGGTACAGCAGTTGGTAGAGCAGTTAATACTGCTATTACTGGTGGTGGATCTTCATAATATAATACCACAATATAATATTTCCGAGTAAAGGGGGGTCTTTTTAGGCCCCTTTTTTCTTTTTAAATACCCACTTATTTTCCTAGATAAATAATAGTATGGCATTCAAATTTAAAGGATTTTTAGATAACTTATTAGGAGGGGCTACAAACCCTAAGGGTAACCTTGCTGACTGGGCCCACGCACGAGCATTATATACTAATGACGATCATCGTCTTGCTCCTAAACAGAAGTTTCTATACCATGTAACTTTTAATTTAAGTCCTGTAGCAGTTAAAGTAATTCCAGAAATACAAACAAGAGAAATTAATATGCTTGTTAAATCTGTAGACTTGCCCAAGTATAATATAACAACTAACTTAAAACACCAATACAATCAAAAACGTAATTTACAAACAAGATTAGATTATGATCCTATTAATATAACTTTCCATGATGACAACTTTGGTCAAACAACTGGGATGTGGGAAGCATATTATAAGTATTATTTCAAAGACGGAAATTATGGAAGAACTGCTGGTGGGCATCCAGAAGGTCGTGCCGCCGCTTATAATAGAGGGAATACATATCTAGGTGAAACATTAAACGGTTTTCGTTATGGTATGGACAATGACAGTTACTATAACTTTTTTGAAAGTATTCAAATTTGGCAAATGTCTAGACGAAGATATACTTGTTTTACATTAGTTAATCCATTGATTCAAAGTTGGCAACATGATACAATGGAAAACTCTGCAAGTGATCCTGTACAAAGTACAATGCAAGTTTTATACGAAACTGTATGGTACGGTCGCGGAGCAGTTACAGATAATATAGCACCTAAGGGATTCGGATCAGAATCGGGACACTATGATACAACTCCAAGTCCACTAACAATAGAAGGTGGAGGTACATCTAGTTTCTTTGGTCAAGGCGGTGTAGCAGAAGGTGGATTAGGTGTACTTGGAGACATTACAAGTGGAAATGCATTTAAAAGTCCAACTTCTTTTCTTGGTACTGTACTTAAAGGTGCAAACGTTTTTAAAAATGCAAAAAGTTTATCACGTGGTGGCTTACGTGAAGAAGGATTTAATATTTTAAAAGGAGCAATTGGTGGTGTTGGAAATGTTAATATTGTTGGTGGTGTTGCAAATACTCTTTTCCCGAAAAGTTCAGGAAGTTTTGGTGTTGCAAGTACTCTTACAAAAGCAATACCCGGAATAGCAATTGCTAGTAAATTATTAGGTTCGGGTCAAACTTCATCAATTGCTGAAATAGGGCTTAACTTGGTTAAAAATCCAGTCAATCTAAATGCGTTCACTTTAATTGCAAACCAGGCACAAGGTATGAAGAAACTATTGAACGACGGGGTACCGCCATTAATACAAGATCTTACTAATGTTTTTAACGCTCAACCAGAAGCAGTTAAAAATACCGCAAATAACGAAACGCTTAACCAACTTGAAACGTTAAGCAGACAACATCCAAACCTAACGTTTACATAAGGAAAAAGATATGCCAATAGTAACACCAAATCCACAACCAACTAACTTACCAAGAATTGATAAGAATGATTCTGCACAAGAAGTAAAAAACTTTTTAGATCAATATTTTACTGCTTCTATTAGTTTTCCAACGAACCAAGTTGATGCAGTTATTGGCTTTTTTGAAAATAAAGGATTTGATAAAGTTAGTTCACAAACAATCGGTACTATTCTTATGCAACAAGCTAGAATAGACGATATTAATGTATTTGAATTAATAGATACACTTAAAGGTTATGATAATCTTGAATTAAGTGGAATTGTGACTGAAGTATTAAATTATAATCGATCAAAAATTAGTACTCTAGGGTATAAAGTAGATACATCTGTTAATAAACTAGAGACAAGAAACGTATTGGTATGATATGCCTAAGTTCGCCCAAGGACGTTATACGTTAAAAAATGATAACAAGTACCTAGGTAGAAAAACTCCTTTATATAGATCAAGTTGGGAATTTGCTTTCATGCGTTTTTGTGATGAAAGTCCTTCAGTAGCAAAGTGGGCCAGTGAGTCAATTAGAATTCCTTACAAAGATCCCTTAACAGGAAAACTTACAATTTATGTTCCTGATTTTATGATTCAATATACTGATGCTAAAGGCAAAGGTCATGTTGAGGTAGTAGAAGTTAAACCCCAAAATCAAATGACTAAAGAAGGTGCTGGGCGAGACAAATATAAACAAGCCCAATATGTAAGAAATATGGCCAAATGGGAAGCCGCAAGAGCTTGGTGTAATCAACGTAAAATTTTTTTTCGTGTAATTAACGAAAATGACATATTCCATAAGCCAAAAGCGAAGCGTAAATAACGATAAATATCAACATGACACAGAAATTAGAAGAATTATTAAACTTACCTGAGTCTAAAGAGATTATAGACGAAGCGAAAAAGAAAGCAAAAGCTGAAGCAAAACAGGAACAAAAAGAAACGTTCCGTGAAATAGCTGAATTTGATAAAATTACATCCGCTTTACCTCAAGTAAAAGGACTAGGTCAATTAGCAGATACAGAACTTAATGAAGTTGCTGATAAAGCCATGTCAGCTTATGAAGATTTAATGGATCTAGGGATGAACGTCGAATCACGCTACTCAGGTCGTGTATTTGAAGTAGCTGGCCAGATGCTTAAAACTAGCCTTGATGCTAAAAATGTTAAGCTAGATAAGAAGCTAAAAATGGTTGAATTACAGCTCAGAAAAGAAAAAATGGATCGTGAAAGCACTATAGATGAGGGCAATCTAGTAAATGGTGAGGGATACGTTGTTACAGATCGCAATAGTCTACTAGAAAAACTAAAGAAGATAGATAAATAACATTATAACGGGAAACAAAGTCATGAGTAAAACATTTGTTGAACATCTAAATGAAGCAAAAAAGACGTATTCTTTTAAGGTAGGAATTGCGGGTGATTTACCTGCTAATTATCCGGATCAGCTAGAAGAAGCACTACAAAAATTTAAAGTAGAAAATATGAGCCCAGGTAAGAAAACACCTATCCAAGAACGTCCATTAGATTTTCCACAATTACAAAACACCCATGTTCACTACTATGACGTTGAACTAGCTTACCCAACAACACCACAAGTACTCCAACAGTACATAGCAATGAACTGTGGAATTCATGAGTCTTATGTTATTGTTAGAGGTGAAGGTGCACCTCAAGAAGAGTATCAAGATAAAACAAACTATGATAAAGTTTATACTCCTAGCCTAGGTACAGATTTAACAGATGCGGAAGCAGATGCACAAAAGAAAGTAGCAGGTAACAGGACTATGGACTTATTAAAAGAACTTGAAGGCGTTCGTGCAGAACGTGAAAATAAACAAGTTCCTGATGGTATAAGTGATACAGAACAAAAACATGATATGGGCGAGCCAGGGAAAACAAGTCCTGTAGGGAGCAAATAATGAAACTAGACGATGTTTATAAAAAAATAGATTCGCTTAATGAAACTCAAACGAAGGAATTAAACGAAATTGCTTCTATGAATATTTCAATGAGTGGAGATACTGCTGATGACGTAGGCAAACTTATGCAGATGATGAAACTTGCCGGCTTGAACGACGCAGGACCAGTTGGTCCAGAAATTTCAAGTCCAACAGATTGCGGGAAACCAGTTGGTGGTGATATGCCAGTAAACCCAGTACCCGGTGATGTAGAAAAATTTAGAGCACATCAAACAGACGATCCAAATATTCCTGGACAAGATGATGTTGCAGGTGATCAAGACTTAAACGCAGGACCAATCGGAGCATTGATTGGTGCAGGTTTAGGAGCTGGAGCGGCTAAATTAGGTGGGCTTGGAACAGGTGCAACTATCGGATCAGGATTAGCTGGTGCCTATGTTGGCGATAAAGCAACTGATGATGAAAGTCTTAATGCATCAACACAAGACGATCCAAGATCGGAACTAGAAAAATTCCGTGATATTATCGACGCAGGT